GCAGGAAAAGTTGAGGGTTCAGGCTTTGTAGATGAGGTTCAGAACTGGGGCGTAAGAGAGCTTGAAAGAAGGCTTTCGGAATTTCTTGAAAGAGGGTGATTGATTGGCTTCCAATAAATACGGCTATATGGCGAAAATCGGCATTGATACCACGGGAGTGCAGAATGGACTTACCGAAGCCGATTCTGCTATGCGAGCATTTTCAAGGGAAATGCGTGAGGTCAATAATGTCATTGCACAGGGCGGCAATTCTGCGGAAATGGCGGCTCAGAGAAATCAGCTTTATGCCGAGCAGATAACACAGCTTAACAGGCGGCTTGAAGCTTTAAGGTCTGTTGAAGAGGATATCAACAGAGCAAGAGCCAATGGAAATATTGACGAAAGCGAATACAGAGCTTATCGGAGAGAGATAGAGCAGACGGAAAACGCTCTTCAAAATCTGAGAGAACAGCAGAGAGATATCGGAGCGAACGCAGGCAAGGACTATGACAAGGTAGTTTCTGCACTGCAGAACGTTGAAAAGGTCGCTCTTGCTACAACAGGCGCTGTTGCGGTGGCTCTCGGTAAGCTTTCAAGCGATGCTCTCAGCGCCTATTCTCAATATGAGCAGCTTGTAGGCGGCATTGAAACACTTTTTGCGGGAGCAGAGGATATTGTCCTTGAAAATGCGGAAAATGCTTTCAAGACAGCAGGCGTATCCGCAAATAACTATATGCAGACGGTCACAAGCTTTTCGGCAACACTTCTGCAGGGACTTGACGGTGATACCGAAAAAGCAGCAAGGATAGCAGATCAGGCACTTATTGATATGTCAGATAACGCCAACAAAATGGGAACTGCTATGGGGTCAATACAGTACGCTTATCAGGGCTTTGCAAAGCAGAACTATACTATGCTTGACAACTTAAAGCTCGGATATGGCGGCTCACAGGCGGAAATGGCAAGACTTATCAATGATTCGGGTGTTCTGAACGGCGAGATAATTGCTACTGCTGAAAACGTAAAGCAGATACCCTTTGATAAGATAATCGAAGCTATTCATGTAATACAGACAAATCTCGGCATCACAGGCACTACAGCTCTTGAGGCTGAGACAACTCTTGAAGGCTCAATGAATAAGCTCAAAGCCTCATGGGAAAATGCTCTTGTGGATATTGCAAGACCGCTTGATGATTTTGCACAGGGCGGTCTTACTATTCTCAACGATAACATTGATACCATAAAAGAAGCTCTTGTGCAGATGATGGAGAAAATCAAGCCTTTGCTTGATGATGCACTTGTTAAATTGCAGGCTTTTATCGATAGCGGCGGCGTTGAAAAGCTTGCTGATGGATTTGTTGACCTTGTTACATTCATTGTAAATCAAAAAGATGTTATACTCGGCGTTTTTGCGGCTCTTGAGGTTGCACTTGGAGCTGACAGGATAACAAAGGCTGTAAAGGGTATTAAGGAGCTGAAAGATGCTATATCGGGAGTTGCGTCTGTGGCAAATGCCGCAACAGGAGGCATTGAGGCTTTCGGAATAGGGCTTAGCGGTTGGATACTTGTAGCAGGGGCGGCGGCCCTTGCAGCGGCTGAGGTCGCAAGCGGTCTGAACTCCATTGCTGACGCTATGACAAGGGTCAATATGGAGACAAAAAAGTCTGACGATAATGTTAAAAATATGTCGGACAGATGGAATGGCATTTCGGAAATGGAGTCGGGGCTTGACAAGTATAATGCTGCCTCTGATATGCTCGATGATATTATGGCTTCAGAAGAAGAATGGAACTCACGATACAAAAAAACCATTGACGAGCTAAATGTTTTGCAGGAGAAGAAATTCAAGACTTCCGATGAAACCGCAAGAATGAAAGAACTGCAGAAGCAGAAGGATTCTCTTGACGCCGAATATGCCGCCTTGCAGCTATATCACACAAAATGCACCAATGAGATAAATAAGTATGATGCACAAACCTTAGTCAGCCTTGAACGTTCTGCAGAAGCTCAGGCAAATGCACAGGCTAATGCGGGCAAGACCAATGAGCAGGCGGTTTCAGAGGCTTGGGAGAAAATCAGAGAAGCCACAAAGGCAAAAATGGAGGAGTATGACAGCGACCTTGCCACCCACAAGATAGATGATACCCAATACTGGGCACAGCGCAAAGCCTACCTGGAAGCTCACAGGGACGAGGAAAGCGAGGAATGGTGGAAATATTACGATGCCGTGACCGACCATTACGACAAGCTTTCCAAGACGGAAAAGACAGCCGCCGACAAATCTGCGAAGGAAGCCGAAACAGCCCTTAAAGACAGTTATTCAAAGCGATACGAAGCCCTCAAACGTCAGCAGAAGGAAAACGGCTATGGTGACAGCTGGCTTGCGGACGAGCTGAAAAAGATGATATCGGAGCTTTCCGAGGGCAGTGACCTGTACAACACCTACTATGACAAATGGCTTGACCTGACGGACAAAATATCCGATGCCACCGAAAAAGCCACGGAAAAAGAGGTCAAGGAGTGGAAAGCCTCCTCCGACAAGGTATCAGATGCTGTTGAAAAGAAATATGAAAAGGTGCAGCAGGCTTTTGAAAAAGCCAAAAGCAGCTATATAAATGCTCTTGACCTCTCCGCTTCCAAAAAGGCGGAGGACGATGTGTATTCCCGTCTGGGTCTTGCACGCCCCAAAAACGGTGAGGAAAGCGCAGATAGTCAGTACGATTTCAGCAGTGACACCATCGAAAAGCAGACCAATGAGCTTGACGAATATACCCGTAACATGGAACGGCTGGAAAAGTCGGATATTCCCGAGGAATATCTTGAGAACATTCGCTCCATGAGCTTTGACAAGCGAAAGGAATATGTCAAGGAGCTGTTAAAGCTTTCTCCCGAAAGGCTGAAAAAGCACTACGCCGACATCAGCAGATATTATCAGTCTGCGGAAAGGGCAGGCAGGAGTGATACTCGATCGCTGAAAGATGATGCTGACAAGGCTGCTCTGGCGGCAAAGGGCAGCATACAGAAATCGCTGAGTGAGCTTGGTTCCGATGCCTATGAAAGCGGAAAGGCTGCGGCGGAAGCGTACTGGAAGGGCTTTGCCGAATATAAATCGGACACTGAGAAGCTTATGGGCGTGACCGCTGCGGGCAACAGCAAGTCGGCGGGCATTACCACCCCTGTCAACCTTACCATAAACGTAAACGGCAAGCAGGCGGCGACCATAAGCACGGAGGAATATCTTAATCAAGTAAAAAATCAGGGAGGGACGCTTGATGTCTGACAGATACAACGGCGGCATTTCCGTAAAAATAGGCAGTTATCAGCTTAAAAAGATAGCTGCATATGCGCCGTCATGGGAGATAGTCAAGGACACATTTACCGCATATGATTACCGCACGGTAAGTGTGTACAGAGGCCGCCGCTTCAAGCTCAGCGTGACAACGGGGTATCTTACCCCCGAGGAGCTGAGTGACCTGCAAACGGCTTTGTTTGCGCACAGCTTTACCGTCACAACGCCCGACTTCACGGGTGCGGTGCTGCTTGACAGCTGCTCTCAGCCCCTTGAACACGCAAACATTTACGGAAAATATTATACAGTTTCCTTTGCCGTTTCCGCTGTGGCTCTCACAGGCGGGAGCGGCTCTCTTTAGCCTGAAAATCAAGGTAGGCGGGGCGGAACTGAGCACATTCGGGGATGTTGAGGTCACAAGGTCGGTGTCGGGCATAGGCACGTCGGGGATTTGCACATCTCAGCTGACGTTTACCTGTCCTGCGCCGTTATCTGCGTACCGTGCGGCGGTGGTGGAGGTCGTAGGCGTTGACCTGCCCAAATACTACATCGACAGCAGGACGGCAAAGGACGGCACCGTAAGCGTGACAGCCCTCGACCGTATGGCGTACACCGACAAGGATTTTGATATTGGCTGGG